GGATGGAATGAATTACGAAATATGGATATAAGGAATGATAATAAATCAAAAGACTTATATGATTCCAAAAATAAAACGGGTCCATTGGATTTAATGTACTTATTGGAAGTTGATTTAATTGGCCACAGAGGCACCGACGCACAAGACGAGTTATTTGAGGTAGACCACGACCTTCTTGGAACCGGCAAAGCGGGTACGTCTAATGGAACAGAAATATTTGGCAAATATGTTTACCCAGTTTACTTAACACAGTTTGATTTCAAACCCGATCACGAAGGTACAAGGTATAATTTTGAAGTAGTATCCAAGGATAACTTTGCAAAAGGGTTACCATCTGAGACTCGTATGGTAGTGAATGAAGTCAAATTAAAAGGCGCCAACGTAGACGCAATGTTTTCTCAATTAAGCAATGCAGTAAATCAAAATATAGTATCATCAACTTCGGGACTAACCTCCGGTGGAAGGCCAGACAAAGACAGATGCCACAAAATTGAAATTAAACTCGGCGAAATGTATGGCAAAGACAGTGAAGGAGAAAACATAGTTATCGAAGGCGAAGGAGACTGGGCCTCAAAAGTTCAAGCATTGTCAGATGCTAAAGAAACAACGCCTACAGCAACAGAGCCGAACGATGTCACTGCGGATAGCCAGGAAGAAACACCAACAGAAAAATTAACTGAAATAGAGATAGCAGAAGCAACAAAGATCGATGACGCTATCATGGCAATCCTATCAAGGAGTATTAATTATATTAACTTAGTAACACCTCAGAAAAAATTTGATCCAAAGAACGGCAACAAGTCTTCAAAAAAAGAGGTGTTAAAGCCAACATATTCTGCTAAAGTTGAACGGAGTATTATAGCAAACGGAAAGATAGCACATACCGGTGGCCCTGCATATACAATTACTTATGTTATAGATATGCACTTACAAGCAGGCGGTCAGGTGGATGAAACCGAAACTGAAACTACTCAAACACAAAAAGACATAGTTGACCAATGGGCAATAATAAAGCAGTATGATTATATGTTTACAGGAGAAAATGATCAAGTTATGGATGTGGATATATCTTTTCCACGTGGCCAAACATTCCTATTTCCTGAACACGGTGGTATAAAGCCTACTTACCATGATACTCCGGCAAGCACACAAACAGGTGACGAGAACTCAGTGGCCAACGAGAAAAGGCTCGACCAACTTAAACAATCGATAGATCCAGACCTATTCCTAGATCATTTCCGACAGTTACAAACTGAATTACAGTCTGCTTTAAGTACAATAAAACAAGATGGCATTGACTTCCTCGAAGGCATAGCAGTACAGGTCAAAGGCGCCGAATCACTAAAACTCGCTAATGGTAGACTACCGAGTTCGCCTGCTGGTGTGTTTGCAAAAATAGAATCAATAGCAAAGACTACAGAATTTTTTAATAGACAATTTGATACCCTTTTAGAATTCCAGCAATCTATAGAAGAAACTGCTGAGGACTTTGCTGATGGTGTTGACCTTATAGGAAAGATATCTGGCATAGTAAAAGACGCGGCAACCCCATTTGAATTTACAACAACCAAATTCGGCCAAGGCTTAAATGACGCACTTGACTCAGTAGGCGGCGGCCTAGACGGTTTAGCAGATACACTAAGCGATGCTACAGGATTTAGTATTAGTGCTAACGATATCCCCGGAGTAGGCGAAGTCAGGGATATTGTAGGAAGATTAGAGGAACTGACTGCAGAAGCAAACGACACACCAGGTGGATTTGGCATTGGCACCATCGGCGGCGGGTTTGAACTATTAATCAGCGAAGCAACTGAGGAATACGATAATATATTAGAAGAATTTGATTTTAATGACACGGGTATGACTGGCCATGAGCCATTGGCGATTCAGGCTAACAAGCATGTAACTCCACCTACTGAAGCAGGAAAAACAGCCGCTCAGCATTATTTCTCCACTATGTTGGCCTACGGGAAAGCAGGAATACCGTATCTTAATAGACTTGATTTAAACATTAAAGGAGATCCCTATTGGATAGGCAGACGAAACTATGTAGGCGATGTTGCTTCTAGCACACCAGTTACATTAATTGACGAGACTGGAAAAAGTCGGAGATGGCTACCAGAAATGAATACAGATAGAGGCGACAAAACAGCCGCACCATACGATGCCGGTTCTGTGTTTATAGCATTTAGGTACTTATTTCCAAAAGAATATAGTCATTATCAGGATGATCCGACACTTCATACTGGAGAAGTAGAAAGAAGCAATATGGACTTAACCTACTCTGGATATTATATGGTAGTGAAATCCGAACATAATTTTGCTCAAGGCAAGTTCACAACAAACTTAATGACTGTAAAAATGAATACACATCCAAATGAAGTAATATTTGACGATACTCCACCGGTTGAACAGGAACAAGCAAACACATCGAGTCAGTCAGCGGCTATAAACAACTCCGCGGAAGTGGCCGCTCAGGGCAATCTAGTAGACCCTAATGCTAATGAGGACATCTATCGCGGTACCACCGCTGAAGGTAGAATAGATTTCCTTAAAGATAACGGTTATATAGCCGGCGACCCGCCACCAAGCAATATTACAGATACTTTTACTACTTCAGCAGATTATAATGGCGTTGTTGACCCAATCCCTATGGACACCGGTGTTAATATTGAATTTGAATTGCCAACACCTAGAATAGACACAGGAGGCGGAGGTTAAATAACACTATGCCAAGTCAAAAATTAACAGATCAAAAATACCTTAATCAATTAGAGACGCGACAATTATGGTTCGGCGAAATAAAGCAAACCGCAGATTCTACTCGGATGGGCAGAATGAAAGTGCACATAGTTGACATAACTGGTACCGACGTTAGCGATACAGCATTATTTGATTGTGCGTGGACTTCCCCATTTGCGGGAGCATCACAATATAGTGCGAATCCAAGTAAAAATGAAGGAGCAACACAAACCAGTTATGGTATGTGGATGAGACCGCCGGACCCAGGTACACAGGTAGTTGTGGGATTAATAAAAATCCATGATAAACAAGAACCTGTTATATTGTCGTGTTTGTTCCATCAGTATAGAAACTTTATGGTACCCGGTATGCCAGCAAGTTTCACCGGCGAAGGACCTAATCCGTCAACTGAAATAAACATGAATAATGATGGCTTAAACCATAATGTGAAATATACCCAAAAAGGCTCCGGTGTTGACGTAGAGTCAGACATGCGACCAAAAGCAAAAATATCCGATAATCTATTTTTTCAGGGACTAGCAGACGACTTTATAAGAGGTCAGAGCACAAGCGGAGCCAGGCGCGAAGACAATTCAGAAGTATTTGGTATCTTAACACCTGGCAGTAGAAAGGACGGAAACCCAACTAAACGTAATCCAGGACATCAGTTTGTAATGGATGACAACGAAGCAAACAACTTAATTAGACTGCGTACAGGCCAAGGCATGCAGTTTTTACTTAATGATACACATAATATTATTTACATTATTAACAAGACCGGCACAGGCTATGTGGAAATTGACGGTGACGGTAACATAGACATATTTGGCAAAGGCAGTTTTAATGTTAGGACAATGGGAGATTTAAATCTCAGAGCAGATCAAAACGTTAATATAGAAGCAGGCCAAGATGTTAATATTAAGGCGGCAAATAATTCTCCTCATCCATATGACGAAGGTAGAGGATTAGGCGGAATTGTAGACGACATTGATATTGCACAGGCAAATCCTATCTTTGGTCCTGAGTTCTTGGAAAGTAATAATAAAGGAACTGTTAATATTGAAGGCCAGAAAAAAGTTCTTATAAAAGGACAGGACTTAGAACTAAATGCTCAGCCAAACCCAATGGGCATCTTTAATGGCAAGAACGGTAAAATTGATATATTAGCAATGGGAACTATCAAGGCACAGGCATCCGCTGTCAAAGTAGATGCTATAGGAAGAGTTATACCTAAAGAACAAATGCGTTTAATTCCGGGCGACATAAGCCTAGCATCAATAGGCACGGCCACATTACGAAGTACAGCAGTACTGACATTACACAGCACAACACTATCTAATTTAGAAGGTGCATTAGTTAATATAGCAAGTACAATAACACCGCCAGTACCTCAAATACCCATGACGCCAGCATCCGGTATCAAAATGTATGCCAAGAAAGCAACATTATTTGGATTTGACAATTTACCATTGCCGGTACCAATACCGACTCAGCCAAAAAAACAAGTACAAGGTGCAGGCCTGCCTACATCGTTAGGTCCAACCCCGACTGCACCAGTTGCCGACGGAACCCTGTTTGGCGGCGTGAAAACTATTGTAACAAGAATGCCACAACCAGAGCCGAGCAAGTCTAAAAAAGATAAGCCGTTTAAAGGATAATTATGATTAATGCTACGGTAGATTTATTAGACGGCCAATTATCAAAACTTGATAGAGTTCCTGTTAATTATGTTTCGCCAGATGGTATATTTAAAGGTGTAGGGTACAAAAACTTACAGCCTATGTACGAAAAAATGTCAAGCCACAGACAAGAATTTATAGACCCTAAAACATTTTCATATGACAAAGCATTTATGTCTAGTGTACAAAAGTTTATATATAACTTGTATCCAGTATTTGTATATCCTACAACTAATGATAACGACACATTTGTAGGCGTAGGGCATAAGTTAAGTCCAATTGAAATAGCAAATAATATGATTGCTTATAGGAATTATGAATTTGTTCCGTTAGATAATACTGATGTACAAAAAGTTATACGAAATAACTTTAACAAACTTCAAGTAAATATCGATAATCCGTTTATGCCGCTATCAGCACACGACAAAGACACAGGCATAACAGTAGCAAGTTTTAAGAATGGCGTTTTAACTGAAATAATAAATCAAATATACAAGGTTGACATAGCAGAAGCAATTAACATTGTACAACGTCAAGTAACTGTGCCATTGTCTAGAAATCAACTAATAGCAGTATTGTCATTAGTATTTGAAGTAAAAGGTCGACGATTATATTCCAGTGATATGCTGAAAGTATTAAATCAAGGATATTATAATAAAGCACCGTCATACTTTATGGATTTTTCTGAATTGGTTTTACCAAACGGCAAAACTAGTATAAACCAGGACATTTTTACCAGACGTCTTGCCGAAGCAGAATTATTTAGTAATATCTTTCCTGATCTTTAATTCTTGTTGTAAATCAGCAAACTTAATATACGCTCGGTATTTCATTTCCTGCTCTTCCGCAACAATTCTTTTTAGTGCGCCTACTTCGGCCTTAAGAGAATTACACTCGTTGTTTTTCTCAACGAGCATAATGCGTAATTCTTCTTCTAGTGTGTTATTGGTATATTTTTCTGTTAGTGGGTCAGTCATCGACTTTTAATTGAACTGTTGACTAATGATTTCATTTCGTCTAGTTCAGGAATGTGATTAACATTTCTTGCTATATAGTCTCTAATAAAAACCAAAGCATACTTTTTAGTCTTTACATTGTAAAAACCTAAACTATCGTACTTGCCTCTTCTATCCTTTTGAATACAAGTTAGCAATACATTTTGTTGATGTGCTGAGTTAATCTCTGAAGCACGTTGCTGAAGGTCTTTAAAAGTACCTATAATTTTTTTAATAATTTTATCTGTTGTCATTGTGGTCCTACAATGTTATTTAAGTTGTATTATTATTTATTTTATTACCAGTTATATTGAACTGTAATCTGATATTCGCGGCCTTGACTATTGTACAACGGTAATACTTCGACTTCTTCGTCAGTTGCGTTATCAATTGTAAAGTTAATATTTACACCGGACGCAAACTGTTTACCTACATAGATGTTTAATTTTGTAAGATCGTCTAAGTACTCCTGCCCTTCTGCTACAAAATCATATGGCCCTGGCGTTCTGTCAAATTGCCCGGAGTATTTTACTCTGTAGTCTATGCCATTGAATGTTTGTTGCCATGACACTACAACAATGTACTCTGGTATTCTAACTTGTTCAGTGTCGTTTACTTTGAGCATAACACTAACAGGACCCCATGTATTAGCAAATCTAATGCCCTGTGTTGTATAACTACCTGAATTGTAGTACATAGCATTAGTATACACATCTTCTGTTACAGCAGGCGTTACAGTAACTTCACCTGTATCAGGATCTGTTGTAGTTATTTCCGGAGTAATAATGTTTGTAGTAGTGTAGCCATTAGCATATTCGATTGCTTGTTCAAAGTCGTATCTAAAAAGACTAAGAGCACCAAATCCTAATTCGTACCCAGTGCCTTCTTCGGGTAGTAAGTCTTCATTGGCACTTACCCACTCATCGCCGTATGCTTCATATAAATTAGGACGTCTATAACTTGTGCCTACATTTAAAAAGAATGGCCCTTTTTCAATACCTAACCTTAACGCATTTTGATCAGCATTGCCGTACCTGATACCAAAGTTATACTTCAAGGCAAATTCGGCGTTCACACTTAAAAATACTCCGTAGTTGTCTTGGTCGTATTCGTTATATTGGTCTTTACTGCCGTCCGCACCGTATGTTACCTGTAATAGTTTACTTAAATTAACAGTATCGCCTGCTCTGAAATAATCTCTACTACTCTCATTTTGATATGTGCTAACACCTTCTGTGAAGTATTCTGCTTTATCTTCTGTTCTGCCTATAGTGAAATATTCATTTCTGATACTGACAGTGAATTTTTCACCGTCTTGTAAGCAGTCATTACTTTGACTAAAACTAGCAGTATAACAATTATCATAATCGTATGCGTAATCAGTCGCACTTACAATCAGTTCAAAGTCTCCAGCGTCTGCGATAATTTTTGCACTTTGGTTTTCGTATCTATCTTCTTCAGTGTTGTCGTTTCTTGCTTGTTGTTTGGTTGTGTAGTCAGTATACTGAAACCATGATGTAGGAGCAACACTAATATATCTTTCTTGACTGCTACCTAATTTTGCTGTGACACTTCTATTAATAGTATCTTCGATTAATACTGTACCAGCAATACTGCCTGAACCGTACATAACACCGTTAGCACCTGAAATTACTTTTACACTTTGTCCACTCACAATTTCGTGTCCAAAGTCATACCAAGCAGAACCTGGGGTGTTTGATGGTATACCATTCTTATAAACAGTTGTGTGTACTGTCTGAGCACCACGTTCATTATAACCTTGGAATGCGCCAGTGCCTCCTGCTGTCCAAGTAAACCCTGGTAAAATACTTTCTACAATAGTAGTAGTTGTTAAAGGATCTGCTTCTGTGGTTTCTACTTGCTGAGCAACAACAATTACTTCTTCGATATCCTCTGCTAAAGCAAATGCTGTCCATAGCGGCAATGTTATTACTATTGCTATTTTTACAATATTGTCATATAAGAATTTTTCCATTTTTAATTTTCTCCAATTAAGTCCTTGAGACTTGATTCAAACATCTCGACACCTAAGGCCTTATTGGCTTCCCAATCGTTTTTTTGATCACCTTGTCCGATAATGTCACTAATAAATTTCATACATTTAAATTTTACACCATACACTGAACATACTTTAGCAAGAGCATATGACTCCATGTCAACGCAATTACAGTATCCATCAGGTACTTCTGTGGCAAACTTGTCTTGAGTATAGCATGTAAACCCTTTTTGGTCAACCACTATTTCGTCGGAGAGACTTTCAAATGGGGTTTGATATTTGTTAAAGCCAAACTCTGTACAATCCATATCTGCTTGTACAAATCTACCTATGTGTAACATACCTTTCATGTCAGGATCGACCCCGCCGGCTGTACCATAATTGATTACTAATTCTGTTTCTGGATTTTTGACCAAGTAGTCAGTAAGTGCCAATGTAGCATTAATTTTGCCAACACCAGTATGGACGGTATTATAATTACCCTTAATGCCCTCTATCTCGTCTGGTAAAGCAACTGCTAAAACATACTTCATTTATTATTCCTTTTAAGTTAAGTTGAGTTTATATTTACACCACATGATAACCAAAAGAGATAAATAACTGGCAGGAGATATTATATGAGAATTGATGAAGTAATTGTAAATGATGTTAACGAGGCCCCAGTCGGAATGATGAAGAAAGCCGCCAATTTTGTTCAAAGCAAAATAGGTACAGCAGGTTCCAAAGCCAGAGGGGCAGGAAAAAGAGAAGCCGCTACATCGGCCAATGAAATTAGTTTAACATTACAAAAAGAATTAGGCCGTGCTGATCCTGTATTTTATCAAAAACCACAAGAAAACAAAACAGGATATATCCAAACAGTAGGCAAGTTACTTGCTAAAAAGTTTGATCCTAGTATTATAACTGCCGCTGAACTGGAGAAATTAGAACAAAAATTAGAACCAGCAACAAGTCCAAAGGCTGTGAGAGCGGCTACAGACCAGTTCATACTTGATCTAGTTAGTAAATCTTACCAAGACGGCAAGGCAATAGGCGGTGTTACTACACCACAGCCAAATCAAGCAGGCGGACCAGGCGCATCTGGTGATCAGTCCATTGGCAATGCTGTTGGCACTTCTGCTGTTCAATCCTTACAAAAATTAGACCCTGAAGCACAAAAATTTGTAATTAATTGGGCAAAACAACAAAACGTGTAATCCCCCCACAATAGTAAAACTAAAACTGCTTAAAAACCAGCCATCATTATAGTATCCGTTAATAAACCTGATAAATACTTGTATGGCAACATTTATTGGATTCAGTACAGTAGGTAAGGTTAAACCACCGTTTAACTTAGTCGATCTAGACTTAGTAAAGCAGGATATCTTAAACCAACTAAAAACATCTAAAGGTGAACGAGTAATGAGACCAAACTACGGATCAATCATTATGGAATCACTTATGGAACCGCTTGATGGGTTAATCATCCAAGACATAGAAGATGATTGTATCAGAATAGTTAGAGGCGATCCAAGAGTTGATTTAATCAATATAAATGTACAAGCATTAGAACATACATTACGAGTAGAAATGTATCTTCAATACAAAGCGGACTTAACAGAAGATGTATTGATAGCAGAGTTCGATGTAGAATTTAATGGGGAAGAAGCATAATGGCAATCAGTAAAAGAAATAGCAATTTATTTGCCGCAGAAAATTGGGAAGTAGCATATTCGGCCTACACCAATGTAAGTTTTAAGGCATACGATTTCAGTACTATGAGAGCATCGATGCTGAATTACATCAGAGAGAACTATCCAGAAACGTTTAACGATTATATTGAAAGTTCAGAATTTGTAGCAATTATAGAATTAATTTCGTATTTGTCACAGAGTTTAGCATTTAGAGTTGATTTAAACACTAGAGAAAATTTCTTATCAACAGCACAAAGCAAAGACAGTATACTGAGACTAGCAAATATGCTTGGCTATGCTCCAAAAAGAAACATACCAGCAAGTGGCTTAATGAAAGTTACATCGATATCTACAACAGAACCACTAGTAGATGCTACTGGTGTTAGTATTCAAAATACTCCAATATTGTGGAATGACGATAATAATCTTGACAGTTTTGATCAGTTCGTAGCAATCCTTAATAGTGCGATGTCATCTAACAATCCATTCACAAAACCAATTGTTGAAGAAAAAGTAGGTAATATTGCTACTGAGGTATATGCGTTAAATAATCGTAAAGGTGATAATTTAACATTTAACTTTACTGCTGATATAAATGGCGAAACATTGCCTTTTGAAATTGTAAGCAGTACAATCACAGAAAATAAAGTTTTTGCTGAAGCACAACCAGACATTTATCAACCAATGCGTTTTGTTTACAGAAATGATAAAAAAGGTTTAGAAAGTCCATACACAGGATTTTTCTTTATGTTCAAGCAAGGAACACTACAATTTAGTGATTACATATTTGATAGAGCATTGGCAAATAGAACAATCAATATAACAGATGCTAATATCAACGAAACAGATATTTTCTTACAGCAATTAGACGAAAATGCTGTAAGGCAAGAAACATGGAAGCGAGTACCAAATCTAACAGGCCAGACATTGGCATACAACTCGTTATCACTTAAAACCAGAAATGTGTACAAAGTTGAAAATACAATAGACGATGGTATAGTAATAAAATTCCCAGATGGTAACTTTGGTAATATACCAACAGGCATATTTAGATTATATTACAGAACAAGTGCTGGAACAAGTTTAAACATACGACCAGAAGCATTTAACACAGTTAGTTTTGACATACCATATTATAATTCATCTAGTGAATTACATAACTTAACAGTTAAATTAGAATTACAAAACTCTGTAGTAAATTCCGCACCAGCCGAATCACTACAAAGTATTAAAAATAATGCTCCACAAACTTACTATACTCAGGATAGAATGGTAAGTGCTCAAGACTATAATGTTTATCCTTTAAGTCAGAGTACTAATATTGTTAAGTTAAAAGCAACTAATAGAACACATGCTGGGCATAGTAGGTATATAGATATTGAAGATCCAACAGGACGATTCAGCAAGGTGACATCCTATGCTGACGATGGCGCATTATATAAAGATGACGAACCGTATCAACAGCAATTAACATTTGGTTTAAATAAAACAATTAACCAAATATTAACAGACGATATTGCTGATCTAACAAAGCATTACACTTTACAGAATTTTATATACGACGATTATAGAAAACAACACAATCTAAATTCACCCGGTGCGTTTGATTTAATATCAAAAGATATACTTTGGAAAACACAACCAAGTGCTCCTAAGAATCAAACTGGGTACTTTACTAATTTAAATGCTGGAACAAGAGAAATTCTTAATAACAGCAAACTGGATAATAGAATTATTCAAGAAGGATCTTACTTGCGTTTTAGAAATCCAAAAGATCAAACAGATACCTTGTTGGCAAGTATTACTAGTATTACTAACAGCGGTGTTCCACTAAACGAACTGGCTATCACAACAGGTGTAGTTAAGTTAAATAAAGATGTGCCTAATGGATGGTTAGCATATGAAATACTACCGTCACTTAATGCGGCATTGCTAGAACAAGACATTGGAGCATTATTTAAACAGAAGATTGACACTAAAGAAGATTTTGGTATTGGCTACGATTATAATCCAGTTGATGTAGCAAATAGCCATTGGTATATTATAGATAATAGCGAACTCCAGAAGACAGCAAAATTTAATGCTAATAGATCTTCCGGTGCTAGTTGGTTAATAAAAGCAGAATACAATTTAAGCGAATCCTCGACATCAATATCTAAATACACATTTACATCTAGAGGTACAAGGTATGTATTCGAAAGTTTAAGCGATGTTAAATTCTATTTTAGCAATGACGAGAAAGCATATGATAGTACTAGTGGTCAAGTTAAAAAGGACATTATTGAACTTACAACTGAAAATTACAAACCACTTATTAAGGAAACATACACTTGGTTCGACACTGACGAAGACGGAATATCCGATGCGTGGAAATTAGCAGATTCAGATGCTACTTATATGCCATCAGGAGCAAGTCAGAACATTGTACTGAGAGGTAGAAATTCAAAAGCCAGAGACATGGAACTAAGATTTATTAGTAACTTTGGTATATTACAAAACGGTGAATCTACTGTCAGCGGTAGTGCCGCGTATGCTCAAGGTGACTTTATTAGTCCAGTAGAAATAGCAATACAGGTAGATCCGCTTAGTTCGTCAACTGGTAAAGCAGTTGTTAAAACAAACAGTGGTACACTTACAACATTCCCAAGTGAAATACAAATACCTATATCACAAGTGTTACAAAATGTCACAGGCGGAGCAAATGGTAATATTGCGTATGTTAAATGGGACGTAGGTAGTTCTAGTTATAAAACATATCAAGGAAATGCTACTACAACAAGTTTTGAAGTAGGTGCTTATAGCAATGAAGGGCATATTGACTTGCTTTCAAATAGTAGTATTAAAGTTTCAGACTTTGACACATTAACTAATAGATGGCAAGGGTTTAGGCATCAAGATAAATTAGAAGTTATATATAAGAATGTTAGAGAAGTATTAGATGCGCCTTTACAGTTTGAAGTAGTAGATCCATACAAGTATAATGATGGCTACGCCGATCCGGCTAAAGTTGTTGTTTCACCATTGGATAGTGATTATGACGGCTTCCCTGATAATCCATCTTTGTTTGACGACTTTGTTAGCAGTGACGACTTTGTGTTTTTTGAAACCAAAGTTGATTTAGATGGTTACAGTTATGAAAAGCCTGCTAAATTTAAAATACTAGACCTACAAGCAGAAGATGTTATATCAGTAAACTTTGGTTTAGAAACAATAGCACCTGGTTCAAATCCAGATGACACTACTAAGTTTACAGACTTTGATTTAATATATGTTAAATCATTAGAAGTAGCAACAAAATATTTAAAAAATACTGTGGGTAAACTCATACACAAATTAGTTTTCCCAAGAGACGAATTACCTAAAGTTTACGAATTAATAAATGATTTAACAACACCAAAATTAGTTGTGCTGTCACAGAACAATGCTTACAATGTTAAGCCAGGCAGATCATTTACACAAAACACATTAGATCTTACTCCACGAAATTGTAGTTTTAAATGGCAACATTATGCGCCATCAGAAGTAAGAATAGATCCTAGTATTAGCAACATCATTGAAATGTTTGTTATTACTAAAACTTTCTATGCTAGTATGTTAGAATATAAAAATGGTGTTGTAACAGCAATACCAGAAGCACCTACATCAGATGAACTAGGTCAAGAATTATCAGGACTTGATAATTTTAAAAGTTTAAGTGATCAGATTGTTTACAGTAGCGGTAAGTTTAAACTGCTATTTGGTAACGATGCTGATGTTGAAGTACAGGCGCAGGTTAAGATAGTAAAACTACCTAACTCGCCAGCAAGTGATACAGAAATTAGAAGTTCTGTATTAAGATTAATTGATCAGTACTTCAATGTTAATAATTGGGACTTTGGCGAAACATTTTACTTCTCGGAGTTAAGTGCGTACATTCATCAAGAACTAGGCCGTTCAGTTGCCACAGTTGTTGTAGTTCCAAGTAAAGCACAATCAAACTTTGGAGACTTATATCAAGTTAGATGTGAACCAGACGAATTATTCATGAGTACAGCGACAGTTGACAACATCGAAGTTGTTAAGAGTTTGACTAGTACTAATTTAAAACAATCAACTGCTCCGACAACAGGTTCTACAACAACTTCATCTACTACAACTTCAAGTAGTAGTAGCAGTGGAAGTTCAAGTAGTTCAAGTAGTTCCAGCAGTTCAAGTAGTGGAAGCAGTTATTAATGAGCAATAAATATTTTGATTTATTACCGGTACAGCACCAGACGAGTGTTAACAAAAACTTTTTCGAGAGTACTGTTGAGCAATTATTTGCAAAAGCAAACCTAGAAGATGTTAAAGGATTTGTTGGAAGAAAGATTCCAGGAGTTGATAATAATACAAATACAGTATTTGTAGAACAGCCAGCACCAAATAGAGATTACTATAATCTAGAACCAACCGTTACTACAATTAATAAAACAACTGGTAACCCAGATAATTTTATCTTTTATGAAGATTATATTTTTAATCACAGAAGTAAGGGTGGATTGATTGGTAACCACGATAGAATATTTAAATCAGAGCAGTATAACTTTGCTCCACCTATTGACTTAGACAAATTTATAAATTACCAGAACTATTACTGGTATTCAGCAGGACCAGAGCCTATACAAGTATTAGGTAATGCGTCTGTGAGTGTTGTTATAGACGACATCATTGGACAAACAACTTATACATCACCAAACAATATAGTTTTTAAAACAGGAATGGTTGTACAGTTTGGCGGATCATATGCTAGTGGTACAAATTACTCATTAGGTAAATCATATATTATTGAAGGCGTAGGACAAAATATATCTTTAGTAGATGTACCTACAGCAGAACTTTCAGTAAGTGCTTACAGTGAATTTAAAACACAGCCATATGATGGTAACTCGGTACCTAACGCAACATCGACTGGTGCGTATAGTATAGGCGATCCAGTAGGTTCGAGTGTACTTGCTAATATTTTAACATTGGCAAACACTAATATTAATACAGCAACATTTGATTTTCAAATTGCTAGGCCAATTGATTTAACAACTAAAACAGATGGAAACTTAACTGCTACATTTGTAGGTAATTTTGCTGATAACACAAATAACACAAATCATATTAGAATTAATATATTTGACGATACTAATAAAATTACTAGTGATGCGTCAGGAACTGCGTATGGATTTGTAGGCGTATACAGAACAGCCGCTAACGGCTCAACACCGTCAGCAGTTATCGATATGTCGAGCACATTTAGTAACGCAGGCGGAAACTTTGCTACAGATCCTGATGTACTAACAAACACCTTACAACTTAATCAAACAACTGATGTACATGTTGGTGTTAAAGTATATCATCCAGATTGCGGACAAGCAACTGTAACTACAGTTAACGCAACCAGTGTAGTGTTAAGCCATACTATACAATTAAATGCTGGGTCAACAAGTGCAATTACTTTTGACTGCCAGATGCCTCAGTTTAGTATTAACAGCGGATCAGGCACAAAAACTATTACGTTGGACCAATACAGTTCAACAGGCGCAGAGTTAAAGGCATTAGACCTAACTACTTATTCGGGTATAGATGACAATGCGATAATTGTATCTCCTTTAGATTTAATGAATACAATTAATGATGTAGGCATAGATAATCTCAGTGTTGTTGCTACAAGTAACTCTATTAAACTAGTAGAAGCAAACGGTAATGCTGTTACAATTACTAATGTTACTTCAGATGCTAGAAACAATCCATTTGTAGGTGTAAGTAGCACTTCAGGACTTGCCGCATCAACAACTGCTATAAATTCGACCAATATCGAAAATGGCATATATGAAATATTTAATAAAACAGCCACTACATTTGATATCAACGTTGGCGGTGCTGTAAATGTACTGCGTGACACAAATGCTACATTTATTAATTACGGTGATTCAACCAAAGCAAATGTACAAGTTTATTCTACACAGATAGTAGCAGAAGGCGATGAAGTATTTTTTGATAAGACATTTGGCTCACTTACAGCAGGAACACTAACACCTGTATTAGGAGCACCAACAACAAACACTTTTTATATCACAACAGGTGATACAGCATATGGCGGAGCAAAATCAGGCAGTAACTTTACTCAACCTAGATTCGGTAAATTTAATCTTCCGGCATATACACAATTTTTAAACGCAAACGGTTCAGTACAATCAGCCGCCGATGCTTTAGCAGGTTTTGATACTGCTAACATTGAAACATTATATGCTGATGTTAGTACAACAGGATCATTATTAAGTTATGCTTGGGACACAGGCAGTTGGGATAATACACCAATACAAAATGTTGCTGACTACTTAGTTATACAACGTGGCTCTAAAAATAAAAACCCATGGAGCAGATTAAATTACTGGTACCATGTAGATGCGTTAAGAGAGCCGTTAAAAGATAATACATCTGGATTCAGTATTCCAACAGGAGCGATTAGGGCCACAAGACCAATTATCGAATTCCAAAGAGATTTAGAATTACACGAATGGGGCAACAGTTTTATATCAACGGTAGACATTATTGCTGATAAACCCAAAGAAGAATTAGAAGGGTTAGCAATAGGATTTCCAATCAATAGTAGCAGTGGTAGTGAAAACGCCACTATTATTTTCCCAAATAACGAATCTGATGTAGCAGGAAAAATTTATCAAATTGCTGATGTCAGCGGAAAAATGCAGTTTAACGATACTAGTATGTCAGCAAACATTGTTGTAGGCGGACATGTGTTTAGTACCGGTGGTACAAATGCTGGTAAAGATTATTACTGGGATGGCAACAAATGGCAACAAGCACAACAAAAAATTAAACTTCAGCAACCACCTAAATTTACATTATACGATGACGAAGGTGTTAAAGTTGATAACATAGCAAAATATCCAAACAGTGACTTTACTGGTTGTCCTATATTTACATATAATACAAACGATAGCACTGGAGCATATGACAATATTATAAAAGCAAATGTTGTGTATCAAAGTGGTAAGTTCAGCAGTGAGCCTACATTCCACAACCATGTGGCACATCATACAGTATCATGGAAAACTACTCAGACATCAACAGCACAAACTATCCCAGGATATTTGTACTACAAAGATTTAAATCAAGACTATCAGGGTTTTGACAACGAATTACTAAGAAACAATTGGCATCCTGTAAGTTTGCCAACAAATTACAGAGACTTTAGTAATGCGGCAACTTATTTTGCCGGAGAAGTTGTTAAGCACGATAATCAATACTTTACAGCGAATAGCAATATTATTGCTGGCGAGTTTAATATTAGTAATTTTGACTACTATGAAAATACATATTCGACTT